ATCTGATGGCATGCCAAAAGGTGATACACTACGAATAGCTATAGCTCATAGTGGAGCAAATCTCTTTATGGCTATAATGCTTTTACCTTGGGTACATCATATCGCAAGATTTCTTACAAGATTCTAATTCACCTCTCCTTTCGGTGATAAAAGCGTCTCAATGCGAGTCTGAGGCGCTTTTTTAAACACTAAACTATTATAAATAGAAGTATTATATAAAATAAAGGATAAGGTCATGCAAAGGTTTAGAACGTATTTAAAGGAGATGGCAGCGGTGAGTATAAACGATTTAGATATGAATTTTATAAAAAGGGCTGAAAGAGTTACTTCTTTTAATTTAAGTGCAAAAGATTTTCAAAGTATAGACAATAAAGCCGAAATACAGCATCTTATTAAGAAACATTTCTTTCCAGACTTTAACTTAGATAAAACTATTAAAGATCAGCCAACTGCTAAAGCTCTTAACGAGTTAATAGATGAGTTACAACGTGAAAGCTTTTCTATGTACAACAAGTTGCATAACTACCCATTAAGTGGAGTTGGTCCTGCTGAAGCAACATTATATTTTTTATGTGACAAAGCGCAATTAGGAGGTGGCGGATCTGCTGGAGTCGACCTAAAGGTTGGAGCTAAAGAGTACGAAATAAAAGCGGCATTAGTTAACGCACAAAAAACTCAGGTAAGCGGATTTAAGCTCGGTGCTGGAGTTGACTTCAAGCCAATCATAAAGGAATTGATGCAAATGAAAGATTTGTATGGTATTAAAACTACTGGTAAAGGTAAAGAAGAGATACCTTCGAAATCTGGTATAGAAGTTTTTAGACAAAAAGATCCTAAAAAAATGGCAGAACTAGATAAACTATTTCAAAAAGAATGTAAAGATTATTTTGGAACTCATGAAGTAATATTTATGGCGAACAACGCCAGTCAAAAACTTGATCCTGAATTTCCAGATGCCGGAAAACAAAAAGTCTTATCAAAAGGATCTGGAAGATGTATAGCAATACAAAAAGTTAATCCTTTAAAATGTAAAATACAAGTTGTGACACAAGGAATTATTAAACCAATAATATCGTTGAGATAAAATGATAAATTTTAAAGAATATATTACTGAACAAAAAAACACTCATATGACTCATATCGAAGACAAAGTCTTATACGGTGGAGTTGACGGTACTAGACAAGCTATATTAGCGTTACGTTCATTAAGAGACATGTTAGGAGGTGTCCATGACGGTAACGTATCTGTTAAGTGGGATGGAGCTCCAGCTGTTTTTTGTGGTTCTGATCCTCGTGATGGTAAATTTTTTGTTGCAAAGAAAGGGATATTTAATAAATCACCAAAGGTATATAAGACTGATGCTGATGTTGATGCTGATACTAGCGGCGATCTTAGCATAAAATTAAAGAACGCTCTTAAGTATCTACCAAACTTAGGTATCAAAGGAGTAATACAAGGAGACTTCTTATTTGGTCCTGGCGATCTTAAAACACAAAAGATTAAAGGAAAATCTTATCTAACGTTTCATCCAAATACTATTATGTACGCAATACCTGCAGGTACAGAAGCTGCTAAAAAAGCCAAGTCTGCAAAGATAGGCATAGTGTGGCATACTTCGTATAACGGAACTTCTTTTGAAAATATGAAAGCTTCTTATGGAGTAGATATTAGTAAATTTAGAAATAGCGTAAACGTCTGGTCTCAAGATGCTATGTTAAGAGACATGACTCGATTTACTATGACACAAAAAGATACGGAGGAAGTGAATGCACATCTTAGTAATGCTGGTAGGATTTTTAATAAAATTTCTGGTAATACACTTCGTGAGCTCGAAGCTAACAGAAAACTTGCTGAAACTATTGAAACGTTTAATAACACTTTTGTACGAAAAGGCCAAGTCATTGGTAATACCAAGGCCCACGTTGAAAAACTAATCAAGTACATAAGACAAAAGTTTCAGAAAGAGATAGATAAAAGAAAGACAGAAAAAGGCAAAGGTGCTCAACAGCAAAAACTCGATGAACTATTAAAATTCTTTTCGTCGCAAAATAAATTAAGTTTGCAAATGATGTTTGAAATGCAGAAAGCTATTGTTCTAGCGAAATTAAAACTTATAAATATACTTAATAAGTTAAATAGTACACAAACTTTCTTAAAGACTAGAAACGGTTATCAAACTACAGGTCAAGAAGGTTATGTAGCTATTGACAAACTTGGTGGTGACGCAGTGAAAATTGTGGACCGTATGGAGTTTTCATACGCAAACTTTTCACCAGATATATTAAAAGGATGGGACAAACCAGGGAGGAACTAGTATGACCCAATTAAAATCTTTTTTCGACTTAGTAAACGAACTGTCGATGGAAAAAGACAAAAATCTTCCAAATTTAAAAGTACCAGCTAAAGGCAAAAAAGGCGTAAGCAAATTTATGCGTAAGAAAGCTATTACTCAGATGAAAGATGCTGTACAAAGCGCTGATCGAAAACCAGAAAAATATATGAAGCCCGACGGTAAAATGGGAATCAGAATGGTTAAAACTGATAAAGAAGTTATTAAAAAAGAATCAATAGACAATCATCCAAAAGTTAAAGCAGCTCGTAAAGCACACGCTGCAGGAACATGGGACGGCAACGTAGATAAAGAAGGTGAAGCTGTAGTTCACATCAATGGTAAACCACATACAGTTACTAACAGATATGGTCCAAAGAAACAATCTAATCCTAGTAGGTTTAAACCTTTTAAAAAGAAAAATGAAGCTATGTCATTAGATCAAATGATGAGAATGAGATATCAAGCTTCTGCTTCACAAAAAAAGAATCAAAAGAAAACAGATGATGCAGAAAAGAAAAAAATGGCTGCTAAAGCTGATATGGATATGAGAGCTCGAAAAGAAGAAGTTAGTGAAATAGTTGATCCTATGGATCTAAGAGGAAGACCAAAGAAAAGAGATCCATATCCAAAATCTCCGTACGGTATGAAACATCCGCTTCATCCTCTTAATATACAAAAGACAAAAGAAAAAGAAGCTAAAAAAGCTGCAGCAAAAAAAGAAGAAGTTGAAGTTGATGAAGCTTTAACTTTGCAGCAAAGAATGAAAAAAAGTAGAATGATGAAGCGTATGAAATCTCGTATAGCTGTAGGAAGAAGACGTGCAGCTAAGAAGATGGCCAATAAAGATAAACTTGAAAAAAGAGCAAATAGACAAGCAAGAAATCAAATTGCTAAAAAGCTTACAAGAGGAATACCAAAGAGAGAACTTACGTTTTCAAGAAAACAAGAAATTGAAAAAAGACTTGATAAGCCAGCATTAAAGATGAGAATTAAAAGATTAGCGAAGAGAATGTTTAAAGACGTTCGTAAAAAAGAGGTAGCGAGAAAGAAGGGATAATGATAGCTTCATTTAAGACCTACTTAGTTGAAGAAGAAAAAACGGTATTCTTTACGTTTGGTCGTATGAATCCTCCAACTGTTGGTCACGAAAAATTAATAAACTCTCTAGCACAAAAAGCAGGGAGTAATCCTTATAGAATATATTTATCACAAAGTAAGGACGCAAAGAAGAATCCATTAGATTATGCAACAAAAGTAAAAACTGTAAGAAAATTCTTTCCTAATCTTGCAAGACAAGTCATGTTAGATAAGAAACTTAAATCAGTGTTTGATATAGCTACAAAGTTATTTAATGAAGGATTTAAAAATATAACCATGGTGGTTGGTTCTGATAGAGTCAACGAATTTAATATCTTATTAAAAAAATATAATGGTGTTAAAGCAAGACACGGATTATATAACTTCAATAAGATAAACACCATATCAGCCGGCGACAGAGACCCGGATGCTGATGATGTATCAGGAATGTCAGCGTCTAAAATGAGAAGTGCAGCTTCAGATGGAGACTTCACACAATTCTCACAAGGGCTGCCACGGAATGTTTCAAATGCAGATTCAAAGAAAATATATAATGAAGTAAGAAGAGGTATGGGACTAAAAGAACAAAAGGAATATTTTAATAAGTTACATTTCGAGCCTGTCTCCGAGAAAAGAGAGGCATATGTTAAAGGAAATCTGTTTAATATTGGTGATCATGTTACTATCGTGGGCAGTGACGAGCTCGCTCGTGTTACCAGTCTTGGAAGTAATTATGTCATTATTGAATCTAATGGTAAGTTATACAGAAAATGGTTGGATTCTGTAGAGCTTTTAGAAAAAGAAAGAACAAAAGAAGTTTCACAAGATAAAGATGTTAAGAAGGCAAAGGGGAGTCAACCTGCAGTTTATTATAAAGGTGTAAATAAATCAACTAAACAAAAAAGATTAGCACATTTTAACAAACATGCTAAGATGGCCGATGATAATCCTGCAGCGTACAAACCAGCTCCAGGAGATAAGACAGCTAAAACCAAACCAAGTAAACATACATTAAAGTACAGAAGAATGTATGGAGAAGATGCAGTTGATCTTGCTAAACAAAAGATCAATAGAGAAAAAAGAATAGATAAGATTAAACATGCTAGAATGTTAAATCGTGCTAAAGTAAGAAAACTAAAAAATAAAGGAGCAGCAAATGCTTAAATTTACTACTTTCACAGAGTTACTTGAAAATGAAGGACTCAAAAAGAAAGCATCTAAGTCTGGTATATCCTATGGCACTTTAAAGAAAGTATATAATAGAGGTATGGCAGCTTGGAAGACAGGTCATAGACCAGGGACAACTCCACAGCAGTGGGGAATGGCTCGAGTTAACTCATATATTGGTAAAGGTAAAGGTACTTACTACGGTGCTGATTCAGATCTTAGTGGTAAAGGTAAAAAGAAATCTAATAAAGAATCAGTAGGTGAAGCACATGATCCTAAACATATCAAGCAAGCAATCGGTATTGCATCAGATCCTAGGTATGCAAAAGGTAATATGACTGGTGCAGTTAAAACTATGAATAAACTTTCTAAAGATATTCATAAGCATCCTCAAGTTGCAGCAGTACTTAGAAAACAAAATGAAGCACTTGACAAGAATGATACTGACTCAGTCAAAAAAGTTATTAAAGGTCTTAAGGGTGCGGTAAAGGCTCATTCAGGCCAGGTTCAATCTTTAACTAAAGATATTAAAGACAATGTACAAGTTAAAGAGATATCAAAGAATCTTGCAAAAAGTTATATGGGTAAAGCTGCAAGAGATATGTACCACAAAGGCCAACAACAAGGTAATAAAGATGCAATAAGTCGTTTAGGCGGACCGGACCAAGACTATATGAAAAGTCCTGAAAGAAAAGCTTCAATGAGAGTACGTGGTATCGATAGAGCTACAAATAGACTTATGAAAAAAGAAGATAACGCAGCTTTACAAAAAAAATTAGATAAGCTTTATGGGCCTAAAAAAGGTACAAAGAAAGAAGCAATGTCTGATTCAGAAAAGAAAGCACATGACGCAGCAATTGCAGCATTTAAAATGAAAGGTGGTAAAGTAAAAAAACTTCCACCCGGATATGCTGATGGCTAC